ACAAAAACGGCATCGGCTATTTTGAAGGCTGCGTCATCAAGTATGTGAGCCGGTGGCGCAAGAAGAACGGGGTTGAGGATTTAGAGAAGGCCCGCCACTTTCTCGACCTGCTGATCGGGTTCGAGGACGCGCGACGAGGTGGCTTATGACGCCGGATGAAATCGACCTCGCCCAGGAGCGCGAGCGCATCAGAATTCACCTCCCGGAGTAATGAGAGATACGCCATGACAAAAGAGCACAAGGTACTTGCAGGCATCGCCGCCCTGATTGCGATTTTCTTTTTGCTGGGGTGGGGCGCCCCGGCCTACCTGGCGTGCGCGGCTTTCGGTCTGCACGCCTGCCGGGATTCTTTCCGCGAAGCATAACGGCGAAGCGCGGCCACGTAGGCGCGCAAGGCCCATACCTTCATTTTGTCTGAGACAGGATAATCTTGTTCTTGTCGTTAGACCCAGCAGAAGAACCGAAGTAGTAGGATATTGCTGAAATCCAGGCTGTCCCCAGCGCGCCAAGCATGATATTCAGGACGTCCCGACTACCTGTCGGCGGCTGGTACTGCAGCAGGAATCCGAGAATGCCGAAGAACCCGAAGGTGATTCCGAATGCCAGCAGGCTCGGCGTCCAGTCCTTTACGATCTCTTCCCGCCTCCTGGCGGAGTCTCGGTCTGCCGCGTCTGTCTGGGCGAGCGCGGCCTCGTGGTCTGCGTTGAGCTTGGCAAGGTCTATGCCTTGCTGACTGATGATTTCTGCGTGTTTCTGATCCGCAGCGCGTACCTGAGCGATGATGTCCGGCGTCATGCCGCCGCCCTGGATGACTTTGGTGATATCGTCCTGCGAGGCGGTCGGGCCGAGTCCGAATGCCTGCGCCAGTGCTGCTACGGCAGTTCCGGCCAGAGGGCCTCCGAGCATGGTAGCCAAGGCCGGGGCGATGGAACCGATGGCAGTCTTTAGGTCAAAGCTCATGATGAAGCCTCCTAATTAGGCCGCGCTTGCGACCTTGAATAAACGATTCATCCAGCCCCGACCATAAGTAGGCCAGGTGTTGAGTTTCATATAAGCGAACGCCCGTAGGGTCATGAAGTTGGCCGGCTGGTCTGGAGTGGCTTGAGAGGCCTTGTGCATCGTCAATGGGCCGAGTACGCCGTCAACCTGCACGCCAACAGCACTCTGCAATAATCGCGTAGCGGTGACAGGCCCTTGATTGACCGCCGCATCGAATACGTACAATGAAAGCGGCCAAGGGATTTCGTCGCACTGCATACGGTCCCAGTAATCGCGCAAGTAGATTGCCTTGGCGTCGTCCTCTGTCAGGTTGGAAATATCAAGATTCGGGTAAGCCTTCTTGCTGATTCCCCATTTCGTTTCACCGCCAGGATCGTTCGGGTCGTTGACGTACCCGCCTTCCACCCCGGCCACAATCGAAAACGCTCTATCGAAATCCCCGGTCATCGGTCTGCCTTCCCGTCGAGTTTGTCTTCGATCTTGTCCAACTTCGCAAAGAGCGCATCGGACAGTTTCATAAACTCATTTTTATGGACGTATTGCCCCGCAACGAGTATTTCCACGGAGGCCAATTTCTCGGCCAGATTTTTGTCTGCATCCTGCAATGATTTAAGCGAATCCCATGCCGCTTTGAGATAGGCCCCTAGGACCACGTTGGCAAGGGCTATCGCTATATCAATCGTAGTCTGGTCCATACGTTTCGCTATTTAATCGCGTTTTTACAATGATCCGGTCGAAGGTAATCAAGCCCTATTCCTCTGGAGCTTGAGGCCAAATGACCCGCCCAAAGACCGCCAGCCGATATAAACCTTCCACGTCTTTCCGATGTGGCTGACGAACGGCAGCGGGAGCCAGCCGTAGACCACTGTGATGGTGATGTTCCAGCCCCCGCCGGAGGGAGCGAATACCTGACCCGGATGGCGGCCGTATGTGGTGCTCGGGCGGTCGCAAAAACCAAGCACGTAGAAGGTAAAATTGTGTAGCGGGTTTCTGAAAAACCAGCAGGTCGTAGCCCACCATTCCGGGGAAGTCGGCATGTAATCGGCCGGACGAATACCGTCATTGGCGTTACCCGCCCACCACAATGGGTTGATCTTCTTGTACCAAGGGAATGGCGAAATAGTTGGGGTGTAACTCAGTTTGTTCATATAGCAGCTTACTCACCGTAGATTTTCGGCCAGCCGGTTGAATAGTCATAGGATGCCGGGTCGGCGCTTGCTTCCATTGCAACCCGGTGCCCTTCGGCCACAATAAAAATCGCTTGGTCGCTGGCCGCCACCGCTGAGAAGACCGCCCCCGCGACCGTTTGATTCATGGCAATAAAGCTGCCGTCCATCGTCTTCCATTGCAGGCCGGCCGGAATTCCTGCGCCCATTATGACAAGGCCAATTTGCTGGATGCGGGAAGCGTCGTCGCTGTGAAACCACTTATTGTCAGCGCCAACCTCGACCTTCACGCCCCCGGCCCTGCGGCGGTCGCGCTCGGACTTGATGGATTCCCACTTCTCTGATTTCACTTGAGCAGGCGTTGGAGCCTGCATTAATGTTGCTTCTTCGTCGCTGATTTCGACGCAATCTACGGGGAGCAAATGGGCATAAACGTCGCTCTCCAAAAAGTGGAGATGGTTATTGGCGTCTTTGTAGTAAGGCACTTTGTTTTCCTTTTAGCGAAGTTCGTTCCATTGATTTAGCGTTGCCGAGGTATTTTGGGTAATGGAATATGATCCGCCCGGCGGAACGATAAACGATATCGGCATATACGCATTTGCCACCCCGATCGTTGTCGCCCCTATACCATTAACTAAATATCCTGAATAGTTGCCCGACCCTGAAAGGACCACTGCGAATACTGCAATGGGCCGCCCCGTGGTGTTGTAATAAGTCGTCCCAATTGCGCGGCTTCCGGTTACGTTTTGCCAAGTCTGCCCGTAACCAATGCTCGACATTGCGGCCAAGGCTTGACCGCCGATGCCTTGCACAGTCGAGGGCGCCGTGGCCCACGCGCCCGCCGTTGCCTGCGTGCTATCCACGAAGCCAACAACGCGGAAAGGAACATTTGTTCTTGCCGTATTCGAATATACGGTATTCGCGCTATTGGATGACGTGCTGATTGCCGTTGTGGAGACAAGAGATGTTTCGTCAAGATTGTTTCCTCCAGCCAAGTTGACAACAGCCAGCTCTACCGTTCCGCCATTGTCGATAGCCAGCAGCACAAGTCGCGCCCCCTGACCGGACGTGGTGCCAAGTGTTGCCCCGGACGGAACCACCAGCGAGATGGCGGTTGATACCGTGCGGGTATTAGGTACACCATTGTTCAAAGAGGAATTACGGAAATCCAACGATGTCGGATTCAGACCCACCGTCAGAGCGTTTGACCCGACGGAAGCGGTGATTGGTTGGATTTGCTTCTGTGATTGGACGGCCACCCATGTCCTGTCCCCGCGCAAGAACGTCGTGCTGTCTGCCGTCCCGCTGCCGAGGGCGGAGGTGGGGATGTTCGAGGTGGAAGTACCGGTTAGGTTCGTCGCATTCGTCGCATTCGTGGCATTCGTCGCATTCGTCGCATTTGTGGCATTTGTGGCGCTATCCGCTAAGACTGCGTGTTGAGTGGACGGCGCCCACGTAGCGCCGTCGAACACCATCATCAACTTGGTCGAGGTGTTGTAGTAAGTATCCCCCGCGCCAAGTGCGTTGCCGTTTGGATCTACCGCCGGGTTGCTGGCGTAAGGCCCGAAGTATACCCCGTTGAAAGACGCAAGATTCGCGCTGGCCGCTGCCGCGCTGGCCGCTGCCGCGCTGGCCGCTGCTGCTGCGTTGGTCGCATCTATTTCCAACTGGCTGATAAGAGCATCGGGGTTAATCGCGCTGGAAATCTGCACTTTGACGGCGCGCCCCACCTGTTCAGCAACCTGCTGTATCTGGATGGTCGCGCGGTCGAGGGCGTCGTTGATGACCTTCGGGTAGAACGCGCCTTGATTAGTCAGTGTGACAGGTTGCAGGTTTTGCACCTGGCTGGTGGCGGTAATCAGGTAGCCGGTGGCTGGCGCCGTGGTGGCCGTGATCGTGCCGCCAGGGTTTGCGTCCTGGTCGGGGTTGATGGCTACCGTGTAATCGGTGCCGAGTACGAGATTGCTTTCCACGCCCCCGAGGTCGGTGAGAACGACAAGGACATCGCTTGCGGAAAACACCTTGAATGAAAAAGGGAACTGCGTCGTCGAGCCGTTACCGGAATACGGCCCTGCTTTTCGGATAGCGGATGAAATCGACATGCGCGGCGCTCCTAGGAATTTGCCGCTAGGCTACCAACCAGGCGCGTGGGCACGTGCACCATCAGTGCTTTTCCTGGAAGCCAAAGGCGATAGCAGCCGGGTTTTTGGTCTTACCCTCGGCCAGGGCCTTGGTACCGGTGATGGTGCGGTTTATCTGCGCGCTGGGCAGGCCGAACAGGTCGCCCACGACGTTGACCGACGCCTTGCGGAAGGCGTCGTCGAACTCACCCTGATGCACCTGATTCGCCAGTTTTGCCGTATCCGCGACGAGGCGCAGGCCGGCCGGGCCGGTATAGTCGCGGCCTAGGTCGTTGGCGCCGGTCACGGTTTTGGCCGCTTCACCGAATTCGCGCACCACCACCATGAGGCCCATCATGTAATCTATTTCTTCGGCAAGCAGCTTCTTGGCGATTTTCCGCCAGTCGTCGTCGCCCGAATCGCCGGGGGTCAGCGCCGCCTTGAGGAAATGCCCCAGCACGGCCGGCGCCACGAAGAGCATGACGTAATCGACGGCCAACTTGGCGCGCTTGGCCGGGGTGTTTGCTGTCATGGTCTGCCCCACGCCGAGGTTGAGCGCCAGGTTCATGAAGGAATAAAACACCATGAACAGCTTTTGCGCCGGCCCACCGCGCTCGATGGCCGCCAGATCTTTTGTTTGCCCGTCGCCTTGGGAATCAATCACGGCCTGATCCGCCAGGGCGATGGCGCGGGCTTCCTCGTTGCCTCCGGCGATGGCTTTCTCATAAGCCCCCCACCAGGTCGGCACGTCCACCAGTTGCTGGCAGCGCATCATGAGGAAATAGGCATAGCGCCCGGTCAGTTCCTTGAACGCGCCTTGATCCTGCACTTGGTTGCGCAATTCGTTGAGCTCGCGGAAACGGGTGCGCGCCCGGTTCGCCATAAAATCAGACATTTCGTTGACCCGGCGCGTAAGGTCAATCGGGTGCGCTATGTACTTGCGCACCCCGCGCGCCGCCCAAGGCGTGCCCACACGGACGATGGACTGCGTAATGCCAAGCGGCTGGGTTAGCGCGCTCATTAAGTTGAATCCCAGGCCGGCAGCACTGATCCCCTGGCGCAAGCGCGAGAGGGCCATATCCACAGCAGCGTCCGCGCCTCTTTCGCCCTCGGCGATGTCCTGCACCCAGGTCTTTAACTGCTGCTTTACTTCGGGGCCGTAGTGCCCGCGGATGGCCGAGTCGATGGTATGTGAGCGTAACAAGCGATTGGCGTCGATCAACCACTCATGCCAGGCTAGGTCGTGGATCACGTCATTGACGCCCGAGTATAGGCCGGACAGCGTATAGAGTAGCGGCCGGCCTTGCACTTCCTCGACCCGCGACTTGGTGAAGCTGCGGCGCGTGGTAGCCGTGGTGTAGGCGCCCTGCAACTGGCGCTTCGCGCTTTCCGCGTCGGCGTGCTCCTCGGCGCGCTGGCTGGCAGCCGGGTCATACTTGATCGGGTAATAGCCGCCGCGCATCCGTACGGTCTGGCCGTCAGCCGTGGTGACGGTGAACGGTTGCGACTGTACCCACTCGGGCTCCTTGCCGTAGACGCGGCGCTCCTTGGCGGCGATCAAAGGGCGGTAGCTCTCTAAGTGATCCCACACGGCCTGCACCGCCCGCCATTCCTGAGCGGTCAACGATTGCAGC